TCTCTGCATGACTTGTGTTTTAACTATAACCATGGTATAATAGTATATAACGTAAAAACGATTGTCTCGTAAACAACGGAGTAATAAAATGAACGAAGATAAAGAAACCTGGGAAGAAGTAGAACTCCCTGATCAAGAACTAGAATATGAAGTAGAAGAAGAGACCCAAGAAGCTGCTCCTGTACAAGAAGAAAATCCTTCAGAACTAGAAGGTATTAAAACCAAAGGGGCTGAGAAAAGAATACGACAGCTAGTTCGTCAAAGGAAAGAAAGAGATGATCAAATTTCTCAATTGCTTTCTCACAACGAAGAGCTATCTAGAACTTTACAAAATAAAGAAAAATCTTTTAACGAAGTTAATAAACTAAACCTAGATGCTTCTGAAAAACAACTTACGGATAAACAAGAACTTGCTCGTAATGCGTACATGGAAGCATTTGAAGGCGGTGAAAAAGAAAAGCTTCTGAAAGCTCAAGAAATGCTTAATGAAGCGCAAGTAGATTTAAAATATTTAAATCTTACTAAAGCACAGATGGAAGACGTTGCCGAAGAAGTTGAACCAGTACCAGTACCTCAAGCTGCTGCTCAAGCAACTGCTGATCCAAAAGCAGAAAAGTGGGCATCTAAAAACGAATGGTTTGGTAAAGATAAAATTCTAACTGTTTCAGCATTGGCTTTAGATCAAGAACTTAAAGAAGAAGGGTTTGATACCAACGATGAAGAATTTTATAATGAAATTGATCGGCGGCTTGCAGAAGCTTTTCCGCATAAGTTTACTAATGATAAAGAACCTGTGGAAGAAAATCAAAAACGTGTGCAGGACAATACGTCAAAACCTGCTCAAGTAGTTGGGACCAGTTCGCGCTCTGCTCCCCGTTCCTCAAAAGGAAAAGTCAAACTTTCTAAAGAAGATGTTAGGCTTGCTAATAAATGGAATATACCACTTGAAACCTATGCTGCTCAGAAACTTAAAGTTGCTGAAGCAGACGGTGAATATACACAAATTACTTAATAGTGCGGAGGACATGAAATGACACGCGAAAAATCACGTATTGATACTCTAAGAGAAACTAACACTAGAGAAGAAGAATTTATCTTTGAAGAACCTGATGCTCTAACTATCCCAAAAATGGTAGGCGAGAGATTCAAAAATGAAGGCATGGACCTTCGATGGATTAGGATTTCTTTACGCGGACAAGAAGACATTATGAATGTTGGTAAACGTCAGCAAGAAGGTTGGGTTTTTATTGAACCTAGTGAAGTTCCTGAAATGGCATCGACATCCTACGTGAGGGATGAGGGCAGGTACTTGGGTACAGTCTGCCGTGGAGACGTAGCCTTGGCTAAGAAACCAACTAACCAAGTACGAGCAAGACAGGCTTTTTATGAAAAGAAAGCAAATGATATGATGGATGCTGTAAACGCACAGCTTTATAATAATTCAGATGCTCGTCTTAGAAACTTGCCTGTCTCCAACAATAGTAAATCAACAACTATGAGAGGGCGAACACCTAATTTTCAAGATTAGAGCCTTCTCTATTATTAGGAGGAACTAGAAATGAGTACAACTAAAGCATTTCGTGGGTTCATTCCTGTCCGTAAAAAAGGTAGCAACTATAACTCTGAGGGTGTAGACGTACTACCAATTACTTCTGGTGGTCTTTGTAGCAATAATCTATTTACTGGTGATCTGGTTGTTATGCCAGGTGCCAACCTTGCTACGATTCAACCTCATATTGCAGCGACTCTCAAGCCTTCGGGCGTGTTTGCTGGCTGTCAATATGTTGAAAATGGCGAACAGAAGTTTCGTCGCCAATGGACGGGTGGGACTAGCGTAACGGATTTGAAATTCCATGTTATCACTGATCCTGATCAGGTTTATTATATCCAAGCTTCTCTATCGCTTTCGATTGGAGAACTTAATGTAGTAAAAAATTATAATGTAACTGTCAGTTCAACTGCTAGTTCTGGGAATACTGTTACTGGACAATCCAGTTACTATCTCATGGCTTCTTCAGGCGCAGAAACGGAACTAGCTGCTCGGGTTATTAAGAGAGCAGAATTTCCTGATGAACAAGACAGTGATGCCTTTCCTATCGTAGAAGTCTGGCTTAACACTCACAGAGATCGGTATGTTACGGCAACCGCATCTAGCGCATAGTAAGGAAGGTGTATAATGGCTATTAATCGTTCAAGTATTGCTAAAGAACTCCTTCCTGGTCTAAACGCTGTTTTCGGTATTGAGTATGGAGATGTTAATAACGAGCATGAATCTCTTTACGAAACGGAAAATTCAGATCGAGCGTTTGAAGAAGAAGTTCTATTTACTGGTTTCGGAACTGCTCCCACTAAGGGTGAGGGTGCTTCTGTAACTTATGATGACGCGCAGGAAAGTTATACTGCACGTTATACTATGGAAACTATTGCCCTAGCTTTCGCCGTTACGGAAGAAGCTATGGAAGACAATCTTTATGACACGTTTTCTAAATTGCGTGCTAAAGGTCTTGCAAGAGCAATGGCTAATACAAAGCAAGTTAAGGCGGCTAATCTTTTCAATAATGGTTTCACTGATACCATTGGCGATGGTGCAGCTTTCTTCTCGGCTGCTCATCCAACGATCAGTGCGGGCCTTCAATCTAATTTGATTGCTGCTGCTGATCTATCGGAAACGACCCTTGAAACTGCTCTTACGAATGTTCAGAAGATCACTGATGATCGTGGGATTTTGATTGGTGCCAGTTCGGTATCGCTTCATGTTCCTGTAGATTCGTGGGCAATTGCAGATCGTGTACTGGCCAGTCCAGGTTCGACGGCAGTTAGTGCAGCGTCAGCTAATCCAAATACGAATGCGATCAATTCGACTCGTCATATGGGTATGCTTCCTGATGGCTTCTATGTCAACAGGCGTTTCACGGATACTACGGCGTGGTGGATTAAAACTGACGTTCCTAACGGAACGAAAATGTTTGTCAGAACTCCTCTTCAAACGAAGATGGAACCTGATTTCGACACGGGCAATCTTCGCTTTAAGGCACGGGAGCGTTATGCTTTCGGTGTTTCTGATTGGCGTGGATGGTTCGGTTCTGCTGGTACGTAAAATAAAAAGTCAGAGGGATAGAAATATCTCTCTGACTCTTTTTAGGAGAGACAAATGGCAAACAATTATAATTCGCTTTTTTTAGCAGGAGCAGGGGTTATCTCATCAGCAGCAAAAACTCGTATTATTGCTGTACATGCTCATAGTACTGTAGCAGGTTCCTTTGATATTAAGGGAGCTACTTCAGGAGTTTTGAAATTTTTCGTAGCTGCTAACGAAAGTGCAGATATTTATATTGGAGATATGGGTGTACCAATGGTAGGAAGTGTTAGTGTATCTGTTCCTGCTGATGGGGCGGCTCTTACATTAATAGTGGGCTAATAGAATGCCTAACTTTTCATTTTTAAAAAGCGATCTAATAAATACAACAGAGAATGATTCAACTGAGTTTGATAATCAAATATCTTTCTTTGTAGAAAAAACTGAGAATAGATTAACGAATGATCTAGACGATACTGGTCTAGATTTTTTTGCGACTGTATCATGCTCAATAGGAAATCCAATTGTATCTCTTCCTGTAGATGCTAAAATTGTTAGAAACATAAATGTTATATCAAGTGCGTCTTCAACACGTACAAATTTATTACAAAGAACATATGAGTACGCTATAGATTTCTGGCCTCACGCTAGTTCATCTGTAGGCGAACCAAGATATTATTCGCGTAAAACAAACACATCAATTTATATTGTACCTACTCCTGCATCAGCAGTCGATATAGAAGTACAATATGTACGTAGACCCTTGGGGCTTGCTTCTGCAACAGGAACAAGTGTAACAACTACTAACTACTTTAGTGAAGATTGTTATAATGCACTGTTCTATGGTTGCATGATTGAAGCTACCATGTATATGAAAAGCTGGAGTGATCTTCCAATATGGGAAGCTCAGTATCAAAATGCTATTAATCAACTTAGAAACCAAGCTCGTCGGACAAGACAAGATGACATGGCACAAGCAGCAAGTCCTGCTGGTGGTCCTGATACTATTATCATGGGTTCGACTTAATGGCTATTGGTCGTAGTAACATTTCTAAACAGTTAAAACCTAAACTAGGTAATAAAAATATTAAATTAAAAAAGTTATTATCTAAAAAAAGAAGGAGAAGATCATGAAAGACTTTGTAGCAGGGGCAGCAGCACGTAAGCTTCCTAATCTTAATCCAGATTTAAATGAGATCGTAGGACGCCCTACTGGTAAAGGATTTGGTGCAGCAAGGAAAGGACCGAGTGTTTTAGCTTACTCTGACAAAGACCTCATGAAAGAGGAAGACTAGTCATGGCTGTTCCTCCAGTAAAACAACCAAGGTCTATATCTCAAGCTCGTAAAATGAACAAAGATTATTTTGTGGGAAAAGAAGGTAAGAAAAAAGCTGCTGTGACTAAAGAAGAACTTAAAGAATCAGGATTTAAATCTTTACGTGAATTTTTAAATAACAGACGTAAAGAAGCTAAAACAGGAGCAGACATTAGTGCGCCTAAATC